TGCTGAATCTGTGGGTACTTATTGCGGTCTAGTGCGTGAAGAGAGAATTCTTAACACAGTTCTCGGCCTCACAGGTAGTCATGTTTACGGAACTGCAACTGGTGCAGAAGTAACCTTGAATACCTATTCAGCAACTGCCCAAGCTGGTATGTCCTTTGGCTATGTCAACAAGGTAACTTCTTATGCGTTGAGCAACTTCGCTAGCATCAATACGCTAGAACAGTTGTTTTACCAAATGAAGGATCCAAATACTGGCAAGCCAATCGACATCTTTGGCCCTGGTATGCAAATGCTTGTTATGCCTTTCCAGAAATATACTGCAAGTAGGATTCTCAATCCTCAAACCATTAGCAAGAATGGGGCTTATGCCACTTCTGGCGAAGTCGAGCAGTTGGAAAGTCCTAACCCATTGGATAACAACTATGGTCTTCTCACATCTTCCCATGCGAGAAACCTGTTGGTAACCAGCGGTATTGCTGCTTCCACCGCAGACAAGTATGTTTACCTTGGCAACTTCAAAAAGGCTTTTGTATGGCGAGAAGCCAAGCCTATGGAAGTTGTTCAAGCACCAGCCAATAATTGGGCAGAATTCAACCAAGATATCGCTGTTGCGATTAAAGCTTCTTGGTGGGGTTCCGCTGGTGTTATGGATCCACGCTATGTGGTTCAAGGTCTTCCCGCTTAGTCCTACCTACCCTAAAGTTGGGGGTCAGTTCTTGACCCCTGACTTTCTTTTTAAGAGGTGATTATGCCAACTCCAGCCGAAAACCTCCTGACCATACGAAACAACTATATAAACGCATTGGTGGATGATTCTGCCAACCCCCAACCTTCTTATTCATGGGAAGGTGTTGCTGTTTCTAGGACAGAATGGAGACAGCAAACCTTGCAGCATATTACACAAGTAAATAAGCTGTTAACTTATGTGAATCCTCAGATATTTAAAACGCAATTCATGTAAGAGGTGTGTATGCCTACGCTAAATCTGTCTCAGGAATTTCATGTTTTTGATAATCCAGAAGTGCTTATTCTTAAGAATGTAGATAACGCTACTGTCACAACAAATTACGGATTTAGAAGAGCAATGACACTTGCTTATACTGATCAAAGTGGTGTAGCTAAGATTGAAAACATTACAAGATTTTTAGTATGGAAAGCAAACCTTGGTGGATTTAAACCAATGGTTGATTGCGAAATAACAGATGCTGGTTCAGTAAAGTATTATGTCAACAGCGTAGACAACTCTGGAAACAGAGAGTATTACGGACTCGACTGTACCCAACAGAGCTAAACATGGCGAAAAGAGTTTTTAGTAAATCCAGACCGATAATGACTGCTAATGTAGCAGATCGGTACACTACGATTATAGACACTCTTGGCGTTACTTTGACCGCTTTAACTTACACGGTATATAAGCGTAAGGGTGCGGTTATTAGGGAAACCGATGTGTTTCCATGTGTAGTAATAGCACCTTCAGAAGAGGGTGAAGAACTAGGAATAGAAGCCCTTGGCGGGGTATCTGAATACATATATTCTGTCAGGGTTTATTACATTCAAGAGTACGCTAGAGATTTGACTTATACCGATCTTGATGACAGATACAAAATAAGAAAAGAAATATTTCAGATAAGTCAGTTTGGAAGTACCCTTAGTCCATCAAGAGTGATGGTAAAAGGAATTCAACCTTTTTCGGTAAATAGTAACCCGAATACAGTTTACAATGTGACTGGTTTTCGTGTATCATATGGGTTCATGGAGCAAGGTTTAATTTAATTTAAGGAGTTCAAAATGGCTCAACAATCACCAACTGCATTAAATGCAACACCATTTACCAGTACTTTTTTGACTGGAAAAATAGCTTTATTGCATTTTACAAGACAAGATGGTTTAGTAGTACCTGTGGTCAATGGTGCTACTCCAATTCTTCCGGTTACTACTGCAACCATATCCACTAAAATGGATACTCCAGATGCTTCAAGTTATGCAACTCTTGGTTTTGTTGGTCTTTCCCAAGGAATTAAAAGTGCAGAAATCACTTTAGAAATTCTTTACGATAAGACTGCAATGCCTTTGATTTTTGCTGGTATGAAAGCAGATGTTGAGCTTCAACCCGCTGGAAGCAGAACAGATTTTCTTGCTCAAGGCCCAACAAACCAAGAATCAGCAAATGGCTTATCAGTATATGAGTATGTTGAATATACTGCTGTAAATGCCGATTCTGATCCAATGACATTTAGATTTCAAAATTGTACAGTAACTCAGGTTACTTACGATGTTCCAGTTAAAGATGTTCAGAAGGTTAAATTAACTTTGATTCCTTCCGCTGGCGTAGTTCTTACCCCTGGTACAGATGAACCAAACTTTAGCTTAGTTGCATTCTAATTAAGGAGTTTTGATAATGGCTATTTTATCAGGAAGAAATGGAAAGTTGACAATTGGTGCGTTAGTAGGTATTCCAGCAACAAATGTTTCTGTGAATTCAAAGGCAGAAACTGTCGATTCAACAAATTACACTAACAAGGGATATGATTCCCATGTTATTGGGTTGTATTCGGCAGAAATAACTTGCGATATACTTGCAGTTGCTTCTGGATATGGGTTGCAAGTTGGAGCAATCGGAACAATTCAAATTAAAGATGATGATGTTGCTGAAACTGGTGCTTTGAATTATTCGATAACCAACTGCGTATTGACTTCGATTAATTATGATGCAGCAGTAAAAGACATCCAAAAGATGAGCCTTACTTTTGCAACTTATGGTCAGTTTACTTTTGTTATTAACAACGATTAGAAGTTTTTGAAAGGAAGCATATGTCAGATACAGTAAACAATCTGCTTAACACAGAGGGTGAAGGTTCTTTGACGATTGATTTCAATGGTAAGAAATATACCGCTGGACTCATTACTCAAAAAGTTAAAGCAGACTTCGAGAAGAGGATGGAAAAGAAGGCACTTGATGCTGTATTTTCTCTCAAAAATTATCTTGAACCTGTTGAATTCCGTGAAGCGATATCTTCTGTAACAAGAGATATTGCTTCTGGAGCATATTCTTTTGGTAGCGATCTATCTATAGCATCAATGTCTACTCCCGCTGGTGCAATTGCATTAGCAGCAGCACTATTTAACTCACCAGAGAATGAAATCCAATCTCTGATGATGTCTGAGAAGGAAAGATTTGAAGCTGTAATGGAGATAGTCAGGGAGAAGAGTTTCCCAAACGCAAAGAGGGGGTAACTGGTGAATCGACAAACGAGCCAATACCTCCACCTAACTTAAAAAACTATTATGTCAATTTAATGGACAAGCCTTATCTTCTTCGCCCTTGGGAAATAGAGCGTTTGACGGATAAGCAGATTGTTGAATTGTATTACAGACCAAGAGATGACAAGGGAGTTCCTTTAGCCATACCTGACGAAAGTCATGAATGGAATAAAAGGAGAAAACCAATAAGTCATCAAGAATTAATGTTGAATAGATTTAATAGTTTTATGAAAATGGGTTCTATGATGGGTGCTAGTAGTAATCAGATGATTGAATCTTGGAAGCAAAAGTATGGCGAAGTTCCAAGGAAAATATAATGCCAGATATTCCATTGCAATCAGAGTCAGAATTTACTTCCGATATGGTCAAAGCTGTTGAGAATATCGCAGCAAATGTCAAGTTAGGTTCTTCTGAATTTTCTGATAGTATAGGACTTCTTTCAAAAGCTATTGATGGCTTAAAATCGTCTTTAATAGAATCTATCAATTCTTTAAAATCTTCCGCAAACAATTCTGCCCCAGTTAGTTCTAGTGCAGCACCTAGAGCATCTCAGGGAAGATCCCCTTCCGCACAAGATCCAGCGGTTGCAAAACAAAAAGAAGACGATAAAAAAGCAAAAGCAGAAACCAAGGCACTTAACATCAAGACCGCACAAGAAAGAGCGATCTTTAATGCAAAAAAGCTTCAGAGTCAGATAGAAAGTGCAAACGAAGCAAAAACTACTAGAAGAAAAAAAACTGATGCTGATACTCAACAGCAATCTATAGAAGATGTTTTCAAAAATGTTGGAAATGGTTTTGGAGAAGTATTTGCTGTAACAAAAGAGCAGATGGCTGGAATGCGTACCAGCGGGAAAAAGGGAAAAAAAGAAAAGCCATTTAATATGGATATGGGAGCTTTGGCAACTGCAAGCAAACCAGCAGGGCCAGGGGTTGATCTTCCAAAATCATTTATCATTGGTGCTTCTGATGCTTCTAGTGCTTGGAAAAATGTATTTGACGAAATAACAGTTCAAACAGATAAGTATCGTGCTAATCAAGCAGATATTTCTTCTTTAATGAATGATATAAATTCGATGCTTGGTGACGCAACGGATCAGGCACAAGTTTTAAGTTTAGAAATGCAAGCTGCATTAGATCCAAGAACAACTTTTCAACAAGCAAAAGATGCACTCGATAGTTTGGTTCCCCCAGATGTTAATGAGTTTGAACAGTTGTTTAACGATCTTGGAAATATGTTCAATAATATTGAAATAGATCCAGGTTTTAATGAAAGTGTGGTTGACCTATCTAATTCTAATAAACTTGCTGAAAGCTCTATAAAAGCTTTGATTGGTTCGGTACTTAACCTTACAAATGCTGCTGGTCTTGAAAGCGATATAGCAGAAGGTATTTTAGAAGGTTCTCAAGATGCTGCAAACATCATTGGCGATACATTTAGAAATATTTTAAATAAAAAAGCGGGAACTTCTTCTGGAAAATTTGGCCCAGTTTCTAATCCTTTTGTAGATCAACTTTCTAAAGAAGCAACAGATTTATCAATATCATTCGGTTTGTTAATGGAAGGTATTCATTCTGGCGATACAAATATTGCTGGTTTTTCAGATGTTCTTAATTTTGCAACATCAAGTATGTCAAGACTTATCGAAGTTATGGATCAAGTAAAAGACCAGTCTGTTGCAGAGAATTTTACTGGCCCAACTCAACCTACTGGCCCAACTCAAGAAGGTGAAGAAGATTACGATGCTAAAAAACGAAGAGAAGACAGAGAAAATCAAATTAAAGCGGAAGATGCTTCTATAAGGCAAGGTGTTAGCAATTTCAGTAGCTTGTTTGAAAGTATGTTTGGAAAAATGGGAAAATCTGTAGAAAATGTTATTGCTACAGCGATTTCTGGAATCAATCAATCTTTTTCTGACAAAAGCCCAATATTAGATACTGTCAAGTCAATGTTTGGATTTGCTTCTGTTAACAAGAATGCTGAAACTTCAAAACCACAAACATTATCTTCTGGTGGTACAGTTGGATACTTTGATAAAGGAACTAAATCAAATAGCAATGTTGGTGGAATATTTGAAGGTATAGGAAGCGTATTAAGTGGAAAGAAAAAGAAGAAGAAATCTCTTCTTAACAATGACGAAGGTGATTTTAGTTCTATTTTTAAGCCAAAGGGAACCGATACTGTTCCCGCTATGCTTACTAAAGGAGAAGAAGTAGTAAAGGCATCTGCTGCTAAAAAACCTGAGAATAAAAAAGTTATTGATGCAATGAACAAGTCTTCTGGTGGAAAGGTTGGATACTTTGCTGGTGGAACTCCAGGGGGTGGTGGTGGTTTGGTTGGAGGTTTAGCTTCGTTAGCTCTTGGGCCAGTTGGTGCTGCGTTCTCAATGCTTACTGGTAGTGTTAAAGCAGCATCTGATGCCATAGCTATGTTTGGAAGTTTTGTTGCTAAAAACAATCCAGCAGTTATGGAGCAAGTCAACCTTGCAATGAATGATTTGCAGGGTGCTATAGGTAGAGCTTTAGTTCCAGCAGTTCAAGCTCTTTTGCCGGTTCTTCGCTATATGGGTGATGGGCTTGATTTTACTATGAAAATGCTGATGCCAGCAATAAATCCATTAGTTAGTGCTTTTAAAACTTTGGCAATGCCATTGATAGAATTAGAATCAGTTATTGCACAGTTTTTAGCTCCAGCATTTGAAATAATTGGTGTTGCTGTTGAAGGTTTTGGAATCATGCTTGATCCAGTAATACAACTCGTATCTGAAGTTGTAGAGTCATTCACTCAACTTTTGGACAGTTTTTTAGGGGGTATTCCAATTACAAAATTTATGCGTGACGGATTTGAAGTTTTAGGTCAAATGGTAAAAATGCTTGTTGGTGCTATAGTTGGAGTGTTAGGCTTGTTTATGAGTGGTATGGGAGTCATTTTGCAGCTAGCTGGATACCTTGTTCAAGGTTTTGGGATGTTAATACAAGGTGTAGGTAAACTTGTTTCTTATATACCAGGTATGGGAACTCTTGGTGCTATATTAACCGATGCTGGAACATCTGTTGCTGCTGGTGGTAAGTCTATTGTAAAGAGTGGTGAAGACCTTCAAAAGAAAGGCGAAGACCAAAGAGATCGTGGACTTGCAAAAATAAAAGAAGGTGGTGAAAACATAATTGGTAAATTTACAGACCCTAATTACAAGATGAAAGATAACACTAGATATAAGCCAGGTGATGTGACAGGCGTTGGAATGAAAAAAGGATCATCAGTAGGTGCTTCTGTAAGAGAGGCACAATCAACCTCTATATCTGGAGTTGGCGATGAAATTAGAAAGCAAGCTTTGATGGCAGCAACAGGTGCTAAAAGCCAAGAAGAATCTTTGGCAGAAATTGCAAAGGGATTGGGAAAACAGAATCTTGCAGATGCTGTTAAAGCAGGGGTTATAGCTGCCAATGCTGACAACAAAGGTGGCCCTCCAATTGTTGGTGGAAATAACCCTCTTAGAAAAATAGAAAAAAACTTAATGGCTCCAGTATAACGAGGATTTAAGATGCCGATAATTCCAATTGGACATGAAACTTGGTGGCAGACAGGAGAGCTTGCAGAAAGAATTGCTGGTTCTTCTCCTAATTCTGCATCAATATCTCTAGATGGTGATTCTAGAGCTACGATGGTCTATATTGTATCTGGGCCAGGACAAAACCCTATTGATGCAACAAATCCACTTGTAGCTTTTTGTCAACAAGTTTTAGGGTATGTAGAATTAGACAAAGATGCTGCTGGCAACATCACCAATGGGTCTTTAAACCGCTGGGCACCAATGACTCACCCGCAATTCCGTTGGCTTTATGCTGATAAAATAACAAGCATTAAAGGTATTGGTATAGTTAGAAAAGTGCCAGAAGACCCTAATTCTGATTTGTTAATAGGAGAAACCTTTGGTGGAATTTCTTGGCAAGTAATACAACCCAGTTATCTTGTTTACGACAAATACGAAGTTACAGTTGAATTTGCAGCAAAAAACTATTTAGCTGTAAACGATGAGACTATGGATAAGTTGGCAGAAACAGATGTTGACAACTATAAAATTAGCGGATTGTGGGCAAAATATTATAACGATAAAGGCGAACAAGTTAATATCACAGGAAACCCTTATCGTGAATATATGAGATTTGTCACATATACAACTGAAACATCTGCTGAATTTTTAACAATGAAGGGTGGTGCTTTTACTTTTGAATCAGATGTTGCTGAAGTTCAAAAGCAATCAATACCAGGGTTTTTTGGAAAAACATTGATTCCAAAAGTTGTTTTAAAAATGGTATGGAATATAGTTCCTTATGCTTTTGTTGATCCTAATAAAGACGAATCAACTAATATATTTCAAGCTTTAGGTAGAGTTAATCAAAACTGGTTTTTTGGTTATGCTCCAGGAGAACTTCTTTTTACTGGATTTACTAATACCCAGAAATGCAAAAACCAGTTTGAGATTTTTGATTATTCGCTTGATAAAGTAAAGGATCTTCCAAAAATAAACGAAGTTTTGTACACAGATATAACTTTTAATTTCCTTTACATACCTGTTTATTCTTATGCAACTAATGGTTATTTATACCCAAATGTTGCTGGTGTTCATAAACCCCAAGGTGTAATTAATCCAAATAATCTAAGTTATATAAATGCTGGTCACAATTTGGCTCAAACACAGGTAAATAAGAGGTATTATCCTGTTGTTTCCGCTGATGTTACAACGCCAGTAACCCCTAATAATTTAAAGAAAAAACCTATCTATGGTTCGTACCCTTTTGAATTGATGTTTAACGGAAAACCGTATAGAATGGCACTAGAATCACAACAGTAAGGAGTCGATATGCTAGCTGGAACTTACGACATGATCTGTGAGCAGGGTGCAACTTTCCGAAGAATTATTTCGGTTGTTAATTCTGATGATTCTCTTCCAGATTATTCGGGAAGCACAGCAAGAATGCAAGCAAGACCTTCAGTTGAATCTGCTACAGTTGTCCTCGAATTGACAACCGAAAATAGTGGCATAACCCTTGTAGACAATACGCTTACATTGGCAATTACGGCAGCAGATACGGCAGCATTGCCTGTTGGTTCTTATAAATACGATCTTGAGATACAAACAGGAGTCGAGGTTATTCGTTTAGTTCAAGGTTCTTTTAGGGTTAGTCCAGAAGTAACTAGGCCAGCATAATAGGAGCAATTATGCCATCACCGATTTTCGCAAAAGTTGTTGTCCAAGAAGATCCATTTAAGGTTTCGGTAAATCAATCAAGAATTGCTGTAACTGCTAGTGATCCTGTTTCTAGAGTTGTTGTTACTAAAGAAAATGCTGTTGCTGTTTTTAGATACGAAACAACTTCTGGAGCATTTGAAAGAGTCACTTATGTTGCGGTGACATCAGATAACGAAGATTTAGAAGTTTCTGGTTCCCCTATAACTGACTCAGGAACAATTGATTTAAGTCTTTCTACGACTGGTGTTACTTCTGGAAGTTATACGGCAGCAAATATAACTGTAGATAGCAGGGGAAGAGTTACAGCAGCAGCAAATGGAACTAGTGGTTCTGGAACCCTAGCTGGCCTTTCAGATGTGGCTATTACGAGCGTAGCTAATGACGATATTATCAAATGGTCATTAGGAACGAGTAAATTTGTTAACCAAAACATGGTCGATGGCGGTTCTTTTTAGGAGTTTTTAAATGGCTAATACGATTAGAATCAAACGCAGAAGTTCGTCAGGTGCAGCGGGTGTAAGCGGTATAACCGCATACAATGGGGAGCTATTGTATAACGAAAATGACAATACGCTTTACTATGGTTATGGTGATGCTGGATCTGGTGTTGCTTCTTCTATTACTGCGATTGCTGGAACAGGTGGATTTGTAACACTTGGAACTACACAAACTATTTCTGGTGCAAAAACATTTTCTAGCACAGTAAGTTTTACAAATACTTCTGTTACTTTCCCTAGTGGATTTGAATTGCCTGTTAATAGGGGTGGTACAGGTAGTGCAAATGCTTCAGATGCAAGAACCGCTTTAGGTTTAGCAATCGGAACTAATGTACAAGCTTGGGATGCTGATCTTGATGCTATCGCTGCAATTGCTGGAACTACTGGACTTCTTAAAAAGACCGCTGCAAATACATGGTCATTAGACACTACTGCATACGGAACAGGAACAGTAACTTCGGTTGCAGCAACAGTTCCGACTTCAATTCTTTCTGTTTCTGGATCTCCTGTTACAACGAGCGGTACGCTTGCTCTTTCATTAGCAACGCAAACTGCAAATTATGTATGGTCAGGCCCAACAACTGGTGCTGCATCAACACCAACTTTTCGTGCATTAGTTGCTGCTGATATTCCAGCACTCAGTTATTTGTCTACATCTGGTGGAACAGTTTCTGGAAATGTTACGGTTACTGGAACTTTGGAAGTTCAAGGTAGCATAACAACAATTTCATCTACTACTTTAACTGTCTCAGATAAGAACATTGAGCTTGGGAAGGTTGCTACACCAAGCGAAAGCACCTGCGATCAGGGTGGTATAACTTTGAAGTCAGTTGTTGACCATACGATTTTGTATACTTCTGCTACAACTTCTTGGGATTTTTCTGAGCATCTTAATTTAGCTAGTGGGAAGGCACTTAAGATTAATGGAACTACTGTTTTATCAGCTACTTCGTTAGATGGAGTTGACATCAACGGAGGTACATTTTAGTGGCAACGATCAATGTAACTTCTACTGCCGATTCGGGTGCTGGAACGCTTAGACAAGCGATTACAGACCTTAACGCATTAACTGGTAGTCACACGATTACTTTTACTGGACTAACAGGTACGATTACACTTGCATCAGCATTGCCAGCACTTACCAAAAGCATGACGATCACAGGGCCTGGATTAAGCTCTTTAACTATTAGCGGAAATAATCTTTATAGGGTGTTTAATCTTAATGCTAGCTTAACTTTTTCTATAAGTGGATTAACAATTGCTAATGGTCGAGCAACAGGAACATATCCTGCAACTATTGGTGCTGGTATTTTTAACTCAGGATCTACACTCACAGTTAGTAATTGCACATTTAATGGATGTTATGCAACAAATGTAGGTGGAGCAATTTATTCTGGAGGCCAATTTTCAGTAACTAATTGCACATTTGCATCTAATACAGCATTGTCAGGTGGTAGTGGGATTTGGGCAACTGGATCAAGCACTGCAACTGTTGGTAATTGCACATTTTCTGGAAACACTGGTACGGCTTATAGCGGTAATATTTCCTTTACAATTTATAACTGCACATTTAATGGAAATACTGGACTTAAATCTGGGGCTATAAGCACAGGCGGATCCGTGTCGTCTGCTATTTTGTCAAGCACTATTTCTGGTAATACTGCAACCGACCCCTCTGGTCTTCGCCCTGCTGGGGGTGGAATTTATCATAGTGAGTATTGCTCACTAACAATTAAAAATTCAATTATTTCTGGTAATACTGGAGTTTATGCAGATGTAGGTGGATACAACAGTTCAAGTATTCCAGTGGCTAAAGTGGCTAACATTGTGGGTAGTGCTTACAACTGGTCTGGCGATGTATCTGCTGCATCATTAGGCACACTTGGCTCGCTGGCTAACAATGGTGGCACAACTTTAACAATGGCGATTCCCGCAGGGAGTTCAGCGATTGGTGCTGGTAATGCAGCAGCAACTAACGCATCACCTGTGAGTGGACTAGATCAAAGAGGTACAGCAAGATCAGCATCTACACCCACAATTGGTGCGTTTGAGTACACAGGTTCGTCACCTCCTACTGTGTCTAGCGTTTCTCCGTCTACTGGAACAGCAAAAGGGGGAACTAGCGTAACAATCACAGGTGCTAATTTAACAGGAGCAACAGGTGTTACAATTGGGGGTGTTGCAGCAACTAGCGTAACAGTTGTAAATTCAACCACTATTACTGCTACTACACCCTCTGGAACTGTAGGTACTGCAAGCGTTTTAGTTACCACTTCTATTGGAACTAATGTTGCTAACACTTTATTTACCTATACGACTCCTACAAACACCATAAGAATTAAAAGAAACAGCACAACTTCTGCTTCCCCTGTTTCGCTTTTAGAAGGCGAACTAGCTGCAAATATTGTCGATAAGAAAGTATGGATAGGCGATTCCAGTAAAAACCCTGTTCTTATTTCAGATTATAAAGCAATGGGAACTGTTACTTCTGTCGCAATGACTGTTCCAACAGGGTTATCGGTAAGCGGTACACCTGTTACCACAACAGGAACTTTAGCAGTAACATTAACTTCAGGTTATTCAATCCCAACAACATCTTCTCAAACAAACTGGGATTCGGCATACACTCAAAGATTGCAATGGGATGGTGGATCTACTAACCTTGTAGCAGCAACAGGAAGAACAAGTTTAGGTGCAACTACTGTTGGTGCAAACTTGTTTACTCTTACTAATCCTACTGCAATTACATTTCCTAGATTTAACGCTGATAATACTGCTTCTGCTTTAGATGCTGCAACCTTTAGAACTGCAATAGGTGCTGGTACTTCTTCGGCTTCTGGAACAGTAACATCAATTGCAACCACATCACCAATTACTGGTGGAACGATAACTTCAACAGGTACGATTGGTATTAACGCAGCAAGTGCAAATACTGCTTCTTATGTGGTTCAAAGGGATGCTTCTGGAAATTTTTCCGCTGGTACAATTACAGCAGCATTGACTGGAACAGCATCAACTGCAACTAATCTTGCTGGCGGTGGTGCAGGGCAAATTCCTTACAATACTGGATCTGGTGCAACAAGTTTTCTTGCAGCGGGAACAGCGGGTCAACTTTTAAGATCAAACGGAACATCAGCACCAACTTGGGAAACACAAGGAATATTTTCGTCTGGGAGATTGACGCTCGAAAGTGGCGTTCCTGTTTCCACTACAGATCAGACATCGAAAACAACTCTTTACTTTACGCCATACAATGGAAATGTTATTAGCCTCTACAGTGGAACAAGTTGGGGATCTTATAGTTTTTCCCAATTATCATTAACTACTTCAGGTCTATCAGCTAATGCAAATTACGATATATTTGCCTATGTAAGTGGATCTACAGTTACGCTAGAGTACGGTGCTGCGTGGACTAACGACACTACTAGGGCTAATGATTTGTCTTTATTAAACGGAGTTTATGTTAAGAGTATCAATAACACACGAAGATACATAGGAACAGTAAGAAGCAACGCTTCAATTCAGTTTACAGACTCCCTTTTAAACAGAATGGTTTGGAACTTTAATAATAAAGTTTTAAGGTCGATGTCTCAAATTATATACTCTGGATCACACACTTATAATGGTGGTACTAGAGAGTGGAATAATGGAATAGGTGTGATAAGAATGTACTTTATAACGGGTATTCATGGCGAGACATTTACGGCCAGTGGGCAGTTCGCAATAATAAATACGCTTAATATACCGGGTAATTGCAACTACGCTGTTGATTCAACAATAGGAGCTTTCGGAATGGGAACTTCCGATATCCGTTTTGCTGGATTTTCAAGGAGACCGATGACCGTAAATGCTCAGGTCAATGCGGGTTTTCATTATCTCACAGCAATCCAAAGCACAGAGTCCTCTGGTGTTACACAATTTATGGATGTTTTTGGTGGCGGTATGCTTTTATGTTAAAGGAACTTTATGCTTAGTAAGCTTCACGAAAAAATTAATTCAATCACCCCAATTCAAGGAATCTCCGACAACGGAGACGGAACCTATAGGGTCGATTACCTATCTGAGCCTACGGAAGAACAGCTAGCTTTAGTCGATCTTGCGATTGCTGATTATCCCTTGCAGATTGCGAAAACTGAACGGCTTAAAGTAATCGATACTGAGTGGGTAGCACTAGAAAAAACAGGCTGGGATTCGGGCCAAGGTTTTAATCTTGGCATTACTGCATCTGATGTTGCTCTTTTAGTAGGTGTTTTTTCATTAGCAAAAGAAGCAGCAGTAATGGGCCTTTCTGTACCATCAATCATAGCCATGAATAATTCTGTTGTTAATTTTGAAACCATATCTGAAATGACTATTTTGCTTCTTAGATATGGTGCAGAAAGATCACAATTGTCAGAAGATTTTGCAGCAAAACGAAGAGCAGTTGAATCGGCAACAACTGTTGAAGAAGTGGAATTAATTTAATAACGAGAACAAAATGCCAACAGATATTTTTGCAAATGTGACTGTTCAAGAAGAACCTTTTAAGGTTTCTGTTGACAATGTAAAAGTTGTTGTAACTTCTTCAGACCCTGTGTCTAAAGTTGTGACTGTAGAT